TAACAGCAGAACAAATCCAATCTAATTGGGAAAGATTTATTGGTTACATTGAAACCTACATTGCTTCCCCTCGTAAAGAAAAACTTATTGAATTCTATGAGAAGTACCAAGAGCGTGTTATGCTCATGCCTGCTGCTCATAAAAAAGAATATCATAACGCTTTCCCTGGTGGGTATGTAGAACACGTAAATCGTGTAGTAGAAGGCGCTCTTAAATTTTACAATGTTTGGTGTGAGTTTGAAATGGATCGTTCTACATTTACTATTGAAGAATTAGTATTTGCTGCTATTAACCATGACTTAGGTAAAATGGGTGATGATGAACATGAATCATATATCCCCCAAACCGATAACTGGAGACGAGATAAACTAGGTGAAGACTACATGTTCAACAAAGAACTAGCCTTCGCTTCAGTCCCTGATAGAGGATTGTTTATGCTCCAATCCCACGGTATTCAATATTCATTTAATGAAATGTTAGGCATCCAAACACACGATGGTTTATACGATGACGCAAATAAGAAATATCTTATGTCTTACATGCCCGAATCTAGACCACGTAGTTCACTTCCATTTATCCTCCATCAAGCCGATTTAATGGCTGCTAGAGTTGAATTTGAAAAAGAATGGTTACCAAAATTTAAGAATCCCGTGCCTTCCCAAGAAAAGAATTTTACCTTAAAAGACAAACCTAAGTTTGTTAATAATAAACAACAAAAGGCATTAGGTTCAATTAAAAGTGAAGGGTTGAAAAATATGTTAGATTTACTATGATAACTGCCATTGTCATATTAGTGTTGTTGGTCGTTGCCTTAGGGTATACGACCTACAACCTTTTACGCAAGGTTGAAAAACAAGAAGACATAATCCAATCCCAATACGAATACGTAAATAAAATTAGTGAAACCGTAGAGTTCATAGACAAAAGGGTTACAGAAATAGATACAAAAGGTTCTTTTAAAGCCGATGATGAGGTAGGTTTTTTCTTTGAGCGACTAAAAATGCTCAATGAGCTCTTAAAAACCTACAAACTCAATCAATGACAGAAAACCCACCCAAAAAGAAAAAAAAAGGAGTTCAGTATTTTACCCAAGAGACAGAAAACGCTATTGTAAGATACAATAATACTGAAGATCACTTTGCGAAGGAGAAAATCTATCATGAAGCAATTCATTATCCTTTCTTCAAATTAACAGAAAACATTATCCATACCTTTAAATTTTACTACACAGAAGTAGAAAATATTGAAGACCTTCAACACGAAGTAATTACTTTTTTATTAAGTAAGATTCATTTATTTGACCCATCTAAAGGAGCTAAAGCATATTCTTATTTTGGAACTATTGCTAAACGTTATCTTATTATTTCAAACCAAAAAAATTATAAAAGACGTGTTGATAAAGCCCCAGTAGAAGGACTTTATGAGGATTTAAATTATTCTTATACATTAGAAGGCACAACTAGTTCAACAGAATATCAAGACAAACTATCAGAGTACATAGATTTATTTGTAGACTATGTTACAGACAATTTATTTGAATTATTTGAAAAAAATGAAGATGCTAGAATAGCAGATGCTATTTTAGAACTATTCCGTAAAAGAGATAGTTTTGATATTTTTAACAAAAAAGCACTTTATATCTACATTAGAGAACAAGTTGATGTAAAGACTCCTAAAATTACTAAAATAGCGAATCGATTATACGACGTTTTTAAAAGTAATTACTTATTTTATCTTGAATACGGATACGTAGATTTTAAATAAAAACATATTTATAACAAACTAAACACTATAAATATGAGTGCTCAATTCGATAAAATAATATTTGGTAAAAAGAAATTTGCGGATTTACTTGAGGAAATCTATAACAACCAAAAACGCCGTGAGGCACAAGTAACTGCGCTTATATCCGAGTTAAAACCGATGGTTACCGATATTGGTGACGCTACCCTCATCGTACCTATAATTGCAAACTATTTAGAAATAGCAGTTAAAAACGATGATTCTTTAATTAAAATGGCTACCTTAATTCAACGTGCTCTTAACAGTACTACTGAAGATGGGAATTTAGGAATTAGCGATGAAGAAAAACAACAATTACTTGATGAGATAAACAAGTTTAAATCTGAGGAGTAATGGCTTCTGACCGTGATATAAGATATGGTTTTTCCGATTTTGGAGGGGTTATTGCTTCTGGAATGGGTTATCCTTCTGCTGGAGGTGGTGGGGGTGGGGTTACCTTAGTCCCAGTCCGTGTAGTAGATATAGTTTTAAATGATACTCACCCAAAATTTAAAGATGTTGGAGAATGGAATGGTATAGGAACTATATTTTATACTAATGTAAAAGAACCAACCTTAATATCAGGAAGTAATCTTACCGCTAAACCTGCATTTTCTAATGTAAAGCAATACCCATTATTAAATGAAATAGTATATTTAACTTTACTTCCATCTCAAGACTCTCAAATAAACCCTGATGGTGGAGGTGGTGAAGAAGAATATTATTTACTTCCACTTAATGTATGGAACCACCCTCACCATAATGGTATCCCAAACTCACTCCCAGCTGCTGGAGGTGAAGCAGCTAATGGAGATTATCAAAGAACTGATGAGGGTTTAGTTAGAAGAGTATCTGATGAAGGAACTGAGATTAATTTAGGAAATACTTTCATAGAACGTCCTAACATTCACCCTTTACTTCCCTTTGAAGGAGATTTAATTTATGAAGGAAGATGGGGACAAAGTATTAGATTTGGATCAACCGTATCAGGATCTGCAAATAATTGGTCTGCTACTGGGTCTAATGGTGATCCTATTACTATTATTAGAAACGGTCAAGGTCAACAAACTGAAGATGGGTGGTTATTAACTGTAGAAGATATTAATAATGATGATTCTTCTATATATGCTACAAGTACCCAAAAAATTCCACTAGCAGCTTCTAGTGCTAATTATAATAGTTACCCTTCAAACAGTACCCCTACTACCCCTAACCAATATTCAGGAAAACAAATAATTATAAATTCAGGCAGATTAGTATTTAATACAACTAATGATCATTTACTTTTAAGTAGTAAAAAATCAATAAACTTAAATGCTGTTGAACAAATTTCTTTTGACACTACTAATGATATTATATTACAGGGGGGAGATGTTTATTTAGGATCAAAAGATGCTAATCAACAACTTTTACTAGGAAACGATACAATTCAATTATTACAAGGAGTTTTAGAACAGTTAGTTAATGTAACTGCTGAGTTAACAACATTTGCAAATTTACCTGTTGTAGGGGGTGTATCACCTTATCCTACTTTAGGTGCTAAAGCATTTGAGGCTAATTTAAAGTTAAATTATGCTAAAAATCAATTAAATCAATTATTATCTAAAAACGTTAGAACTACTTAATGGGACTTGAAAAATTAATAGGATCTTTTGTAAAACGTGCTGTAAGAACTACATTTAACGTTGAATTAGCTATTGATCCTTTAATTAAACAATTACAAAAATTGTGTCCTGATTTAAATTCTATTAAGAAAATTATAGAACAAAAAAATTCTTTAACTCAAGGACTTACCCAAGTTCAAACTACTCTTACTCAATTAAGTACTATAGGAGATCAAACCCTTTTAGGATTACAAATTTTAGATACTTCTATTTTAATTATTAAAAATATCCCATTACCTACATCAGTCCCACCCGGAGTAGGTATTCCTGTTAATGTTATTCTTAAATTTGGAGATACTCTAGAAAAATTAAAACTTTTAGTTAAAACTGGTAAAGGAACAGTACAGGCGTTAGTTCCTACTTTAAATCTAATAAATAATAATATAGATAAAATTTTAACTAAAATTAACACTTTAGATGCACTTGTTACTAAATGTTTAATTGAAAAAACTTCTGGGATGAGTGATGAAGAAAAAGAAGCCTTTTTTGAAGAATTAGGAATTGATTTAAACGCACCTTCTACTGCCCAACAGGCATCTACTGGAGCAACCTTGGAAGATCAGTTAAACCCAAATTCCTCCAATCCTTTGCTATATAAAGGTTTTCAATTAATATTAGATAATGATAAAGAAAACCGATTTTCTTTTCCTAGAAGAAGAGTTATAGCAACTAGAAGTGCAGATAATTATATCATCCAAGGTATATATTCATACAGTGCTAATACTCAAATTTTAGTAGATGAAATTAAATTTAAAATAGATCAATTAAAACCCGTAGCTCTTAACGTAAAAACAACATCAAATTTATAATTTTAATATTTATAACAAAAACAACAATGAAAACCACAGAACTTAAACAATTAATCAAGGAGGCCGTTAGAGAAGCTATCCAAGAGGAAATCAAAGACATTCTTTTAGAGGCTGTAAGAGCACCAAAAGGTGTTTCTGTAGGTCAAAGTTTTGAACAACCACTTACAGAAACTAAATCAACATCTAAACCTAAAAATTTAACAGAACAAAGAGCAGCGTATGCTTCTATTATGGGAGACATGAGAATGAATGGTGGAAATATGAATTTAACTTCAAATGATGCTAATACCTTCCGCCCACATTCAGTAGACTCAGCTAATGGAGCTTTACCTGAAGGTAATGTTGGTTTAGATATGATTATGGGATTAATGAATAATAAATAATGGCTGTTATAATTGGCACAAAAAATCCGCTTGATGTATTCCCTGG